AAGCAATTTTCGGTGATACTGAGGATGTTTATATTTCTGGTTTAGATGCTCAAACGTCTGCTGGTTATTATTGGTCCGATAAAAAGAGGTTCCCCGGAACTGGTAAAACTGGCTTGATAAATTTAGATGACAAGTGGGTACTCCCTGAGTTCAAAGAGGCCTGCTTACGTTTACTTGAAAAAGCCAGAAAAGGTATTGGTGAGGATTGTGTATTTGTTAATCATTTGAAGGTTGAAAAACGCCCAATCGCAAAAGTAAAATTGGGTAGCACACGGTTGTTCTCTGGATCACAAGCTCATTTGACTGTTGTGATGAAAATGCTCTTTGGTTCTTTTATAAGTCATCTGATGCATAACAGAATAGACAATGAACAAGCTGTTGGAATTAACCCCACCTCTCGTGAGTGGGATTATTTAGCTCGATTATTACAAACCAAAGGTCAACATATAATAGCTGGTGATTTCAAAAATTATGACGGATCCTTAAATCGTTATATTTTACATGAGATTATTGGTATTATAAATGACTGGTATGGAAAAGATAATCCTGATAATTTAGCCCGGGAAGTTATTTTCTTCATGGTTATTTCCGCAACTTATTGTTGTAAAGGTGATTTTTATATTTTACTAGGGGCCAATCCTAGCGGCAATGCGTTAACTGCATTTATTAATGGTATTTATGGTTGTTTGTTCTTTCGTTATTGTTATTATTTACGAATGGACCAATTATTGCGAGCCAAGATCTTGGATGTGAAACATATTAAATTATTTCGAGATTTTTCTGCTCAAGTTAAATTGGTTGTGTTTGGAGATGATAATATAATGAATGTATCTGATACCATAATTGGTTGGTTCAATCCGCTTTGGATTTCTGAGGTGGCGGCTGATATTGGTATGGAATACACTAGTTGCGACAAGACTGGTATAAATGACACATTTATTACTATTAAAGATGCGACTTTTCTTAAGAGACACTTCGTCTACGATCCTGAGTGGAGTGTTTATTTTGGACCACTGGAGTTAGAGGTTGTCCTCGACACTCCAAATTGGACATGGATTGGAATTACTTCCCATGATTTGGCTATGGGTGTCGAGCAAGTGGTTAGAGAGCTTGCTGTGCACCCCACGCCGATTTATGAGAAATGGGTTCCGATTGTTTTAGATGCTGCTAAGCGTTGCAAGTATCCGCTTATCAAGCATTTGCCCCAGAACTTGCAAAGAGCTGTTATCCTTTATGGAGATTCAGAAGGAATTCCTTCTGAATCTCTATAAGGGGTTTCAACGGTCCCCGAAAAACCCAGGGGCCAGTGCCTTGAATAGAATTGTGTGTTATCTATTCTACGAGCACGGGTGGAGATTGCTAGG